ATGCTTTATAATCACATAAAACTATTACCCTTAGCACTTTTTTCTATTCTTTTAGCTGCATGTGGTGGTGGAGGTAGTGGGGATGATTCAGCGACATCAGATACACCTGTACCGAAGCCTATTGTAGAAGCGTCTGTATTAAGCCCAGATTTGGCACATGGCTATTTTGAAATTGAAAATTCAGGAGTTACTAATAACTCAACTATTAAGTTCTCACCATTTCATACAAACAGTGTAATTGAGGTATCCGCTTCAAATAATAGTATGTGGGATTTAGAGATTCTTACTCCAGGTAATGATTTATCTGCGCATATTAACAATTTGGCTGGTCTTTATTTTTATCCCAAAAGTGATAAGGTTGGGGTTTTGAGCTATTCAGAGAATGATAAAGGCCATTTGGCTGTCCAATGCCGAAACTCATGTAGTGATACATTCTCTTATAAATTCGAAAAACAAAGTGATGGTAAAACTTACTTTATTATAAGCGCAAATGGTGCTGTATCAGGGCGTTTAAATAATATTGACTTTGCTTCGACTGCCAAAATTAAAGGCTCTATTAAATTCGAAGTAAATTCTGATTGGCCAGTATGGAACACGAAACGTTTTAATGAATATCCAGCTAAATCAGATTTAGTCGTTAATGGTAAGCTGGCGACAATACAAAGATTTATGAATTGGACAACCAGTTCTGTCTTAACTTTTAACACAGATAAAGAATATTATTTTAACTTTTCTAATCCTCTGGATCCATTCTAGAGTCTTGAAACATATCGGTTCAATTCTTTTTAAATGTTTTAACTCAAGGAATGTTCGGTGTCGAAAATATGAATATAGTTTTATTGATGATGAATTTTTAATATTGCTTTATGTCGATAGAAGTTTTGATGAGATTGACGCTATGAATTCAGAAATATTTAGTAAATGCTATGATGAGGGTTTAATTGATGAACTGAATAAACTTTCATATTTTATTATTCCTTATGAAGTGGGCGTGGATTGAAAAATGGCTACTACAGATACACTAAATTACTGTTATGAGCTGTTAGGTAATTCTACAAAATATGATGAATGTCACAAAAGGAATATTATAGGGCGTGCTTATTACCATGCTTTTTATGAAGTCCGACATCATTTAGAACAACGACTATTATGGCCAGTAACAAAGACAAAATGTGGAGCTCATGAAAAAGTCTATAGCAGACTTAGTGGGTACCCTGCGGGTTCAACGTCTGAAATGATTCAGAAAAGAGCTGCGGAAATCAAAAATCGAATACAAAAATTAAAGAGGTTTAGAACAACAGCTGACTATCATCTTCATCTAACGATTTCAAATCAATTAATAAACTATATTTTACATGAATCTAGTCAGATATCTGAAGAAATATCAAGACTTTAGTTGTTAAAGATACTTTTATACCGACCCATTATGAGGTCGGTTTTTTATTACCTGAAGGAAAGTTATGTACAAGTTAAAGCTAAATCCTCAGACCAGCGGCTATGGCGTAACACCAGGTGATGATGTGAAACGTCAGCAGATGGAGGGAGGACGAGGACGCTATTACATCGATGTAAAACGGAATAGCCACATTGTTGATGTGAACTGGAATTTAAGTAAAACCGATTTCAATAAAATGATGGCGTTCTGGCGGGTCTACCAGAATAAACCAGCCTCATTTTATGCGGATCTGGTGATTGATCAGGGAACACGTCAGCAATACCTGTGTAACTTCATTCCGAACTCGTTCAAGACCAATGAGGTGAACGGCAACCTTTACCGGGTAAATGCACAACTCGAAGTTGTTCAAAACCAGCCTAACCTTGCTGCAGATATAGCATTAATTAAAGATTGGGAGGTCTGATGGATAACGAATACGCCGAATTCTTTTTCAATCGAAAAGTTGATATTTATCAACTGGAATGTATTGAACTCTCACACCCTTCTTTTATGAATACTTACCGGGTAGTCCGTAATGATGACCGAGGGGTGTATGTTCAGCACAATGAAGGTGAAGGGCAGGTGCTTTATGAATACCTGCCTATGACAATTCAAAGATCCGGAATGCTGGGCGATCTAGACCAGACTTTAACAGTCTCTATTTCAGGTCTTGGTGATATTTTGCCGGATGAGTTTGAACGGGTAATAGAAGGTCAATTTCCGGATGTAAAACCAACAGTTAATTATCGGCTTTATAGTTCAGATAATTTAAATACACCGATGCATTATCTGCTTGGCTTACAACTCGCCGGTGTTTCAATGAACCATAAAGCTGTGACGTTCAAAGCTGAATCTCCACGATTAAATACCGCTAAAACTGGAGATATCTTTGCACTAGACCGCTTTACTGGTCTCAAGGGGGCTATATGAAAAGTCATGATCATTTGCTTGATAGACAATATGACGAGGAAAACTACAACTGTGTTCATTTTGCTCATGAAGCTGCATTGGATCTATATGGAATAGACCGGGCGGAAGCACTTGAATTTTTTATGAAGCCTATTAAAGAAAAGGTATTTCTACCATCAAGGTTAAAACTTTTAAATCCACTGCCCATGCCCAAGGAAGGCTGCATAGTCGCCTTTCACTCGAGATACCGAAACAAGCCCCCACATGTGGGGCTTTTTCGTTTGGGCCGTGTTCTACATTTGATGGAAGGCGGAGTTACTTTTTTATCCGAAGAAGTGATCAAGGCAATGGGTTTTAGTCGGGTCAGTTACTATGATTAAGATTATTTATAAAAAAGATGCTTTGTCTGAAGAAAAGACGATTGAGCAGGCTCAAACCATCGGACAATGGCTTACTTCAAAATATGATTATATGCCTGAACATGTCCGTATTTTCCATACAACAAGTAATATGGATCATGCCGAAATTTCATTTGCGAATGAAGTCACGCCGAAAAATGCATATGAGTTAAAGCAGCTTGATTTCTTACCAGGTACTTTTATCGTAATTGAGAATCCTAAAGGTATTGAGCTTGGTGCAGCTGCATGGGCTGCTATTATCTCATTGGTTGTGGGGGTGGCAGTTGCATTATTAATGCCAGTACCTTCAATTACACAAACAAACCAAAATAACAACCAGTCTTCATCTGCAAATAACGAATTATCCAATCGTGAAAATAAAACTCGTGTAAATGGCCGGATTGCTGATAACTATGGAGCCGGGTGGAACACACCCGACCTAATCGCAGTGCCTTACAAAGTTTATGAAAATAACGTTGAAGTTGAACACGTTGTCGGTTGTATTGGTCGTGGTCACTATAAAATTAACGGTGCATATGACGGTGAAACCAATATTGTCGATATTGCCGGTGCATCGGTAGAAGTCTATCGACCAGGCGTTGATATTGTCTCGGGTGAGCCATATTTCTCGCTTGGTACCGAAATTACCACGCCGCCACTAACGGTTCAGCATCAAACTTCTGTTAATGGCCAAGTTTTACGTCCTGCTGATACACAATCTTTAGAAGGTAGAGGGTATTTAGTTATTCATAGAAATTTTTATGGTGAAAACACTTTTCGAGCCTTGATTGCTATATTGAATAGTGCCTTTCAGTGCCACAACAATTGCATGTACAACAGCAAGACCTAAACCTGTGCCGCCAAATTCTTTATTCCTTGATTCTTCTAATCTAAAGAAAGGCTTAAATAAATCGTCTTGGAACTCGGTTGCAATGCCGGGGCCTTCATCCTCAATTTTTAATATCCAGTTGTCTGCAACCACTTCTGAAGAGATTTTAAGTTTTCCTGCATTTGAATAACGAATTGAGTTATCAATTAAAGCAATTAAAACTTGCTCAATACGACGGCGGTCGCAATATACAGGAGTGGACGTTAGGTCAAGTTCTGGTACTAGCTTAGCTTGATCCAAACGATCTTCAAATGCTTTAAGAACTTTTTCAACTACCGCCTTCAAGTCAAACAATTCATAATTTAACCGGAGTTGCTGGTTCTCTACCAAGCTTAAAGTCCGTAAGTCTTCGACTAAGTGAGATAAACCTTCAACTTGATTTAAAAGGCTTTTAAATAGAACTTCATCAGGTTTAAAAACGCCGTCGATTATGCCTTGTAGGCGGCCTTGTAAAATTGTGATTGGAGCTCTTAATTCTGGCTGGTGCAACAATCAATGGCATATGGCGAGTCTATTTCAGTGACCTCATTCTTTAACTGGGTACACGTATGGAATACCGGTGCCGCATTCAGTCTTTTTGCGAATGGTGGAGGCTGGCAGCGCTACTTTTTTATCGGAATCGCGGTAGTGGTCTCGATTTTTCTGATCAAGCTGATCCTTGAAAATCGTCATAAAGGAGAAGCCATCGCTTACAGTCTTATCCTCGGTGGCGCCATGGGCAACCTGATTGACCGGGTCTTTCGCGGCTATGTTGTGGATTCCTTTGATTTCTATTGGCGAGACTGGCATTGGCCGGCCTTCAACCTGGCTGATATTGCAATTGTCCTCGGTGCCTTACTTTTAGTTTCCAGCAGCTTGTTGGGTAAAAAAGCAAACACCAATGCCGAGTCGGATGGATCTGACTGACACCTACGCCTATACAACACCATGACCGAACTTCCCGACAACATCCTTCACCTGCCGCAATACCAAGTACTGGGCTGCAAATCAACCGACGACGAAATGCACTTCCAGGTGGACGTGCCCGATCCCATCGCCTGCGAGGAATGCGGCGTGCAGGGTGAGTTCGTACGGTTCGGCAAGCGTGACGTTCCCTATCGTGATCTGCCCATCCACGGCAAGCGGGTCACTCTCTGGGTGGGGGCACCTCAGAAATCGGAAAATAAAGCACGCTAAGGCATAGCTGACCTTGCCAGGCCTGCTTCGCCCTGTAGTGACGCGATCAACGGGCAGGAAACATTCCCCATTCGTGCATGGCAGGCGCACACGAGTTCAGACAGCACGGTTTCCATGCGCGCCAAGTCGGCCATCTTCTCGCGCACGTCCTTGAGCTTGTGTTCGGCCAGGCTGCTGGCCTCCTCGCAGTGGGTGCCATCGTCGAGCCGCAACAGCTCGGCAATCTCGTCCAGACTGAACCCCAGCCGCTGTGCCGATTTCACGAATTTCACCCGAACCACGTCCGCCTCCCCATAGCGGCGAATGCTGCCATAGGGCTTGTCTGGCTCCGGCAGCAGGCCCTTGCGCTGGTAGAACCGGATGGTCTCCACATTGACCCCGGCCGCCTTGGCAAAAACGCCAATGGTCAGATTCTCAAAATTAATTTGCATATCGCTTGACTCCGTACATAACTACGGAAGTAAGCTTAAGCTATCCAAACCAAATTTGAAAGGACAAGCGTATGTCTGAACCACAAAACGGGCGCGGCGCGCTCTTCGCCGGTGGGCTGGCCGCCATTCTTGCGTCGGCCTGCTGCCTGGGGCCGCTGGTTTTGATCGCCTTGGGGTTCAGCGGGGCATGGATCGGCAACCTGACGGTATTGGAGCCGTATCGGCCGATCTTCATCGGCGCGGCGCTGGTTGCACTGTTCTTTGCCTGGCGGCGCATCGTCCGACCGACCGCAGCCTGCAAGCCGGGCGAGGTGTGCGCGATTCCGCAAGTGCGCACCACCTACAAGCTCATTTTCTGGTTCGTCGCCGTGTTGGTCTTGGTCGCGCTTGGTTTTCCCTACGTCATGCCATTTTTCTACTAATCAGGAGTTCATCATGAAAAAGCTGTTTGCCTCCCTCGCTCTCGCCGCTTTCGTTGCCCCCGTGTTCGCCGCCACTCAGACCGTAACGCTGTCCGTGCCTGGCATGACCTGCGCCTCTTGCCCGATCACTGTCAAGCACGCGCTTTCCAAGGTTGAGGGCGTGAGCAAGACCGACGTAAGTTTCGACAAGCGCCAGGCCGTCGTCACCTTCGACGATGCCAAGACCAACGTCCAGAAGTTGACCAAGGCGACCGAGGACGCGGGCTATCCGTCCAGCCTCAAACGCTGATCCGTTAACCGAACTCGGGAGCGACACATGGGACTCATCACGCGCATCGCTGGCATTAGAAATTCCGCTCGCCTCAGTCTGTTTTTATAATAAATTAGCTGATTTTAGTTTGAATGACTGTATAGATAAGCTTTATTGGGAGTTCCAGCGAGAAGGCGCATTGACTAAATATGATATTGAATCAGGAGTAATTACATCTGTTTGTTTTAATAATTCTAAATTTCTCAAAGATAGTTTGTTTTTTGAACCATCTTTAGAAATTATGATAATAAGAGAAATAGGAGATATTATTTCAATTTTTGATAGTAAAGGGAGAAAATTCAATAATAGAGATGATCTTAAAATTGGCAGAGTTATTGATCTCGATAAATTATTTAGTGTTGTAGCTAAAACAGAACAAACCCGAACAAAACAGGCTAATACACGAGCACTGCAATTTAGCGAAAGTCGGCCAGAAAGTATATCCCTAAAAGGTCCTGATTTAGAGGCGACTAATCATTCACAAACCAACTCCATGTATGCGGTTACAACTGCTGTAGTATCAAATATTAATGAAAATGATAAAATTGATTCTTCTTTTTATTTAGGGGTGGGGTCTGGGCGAATCTGCGATCAGAAAAAAAATAATTTTACTTATAAAGATTTTATTGAGTGGCTAGAACAGATAAATATAGCTTTTGATAAAAACGGACTAGTTAAAAGCCGTTTTCTAAATTCTTTCGCACAGACTATAGATGAAGCTCCTGAAGAAGAACCTATAGCTTGTATATTAGATTTCTCAGATATTTTGGGTATCTTGGAAATTACCTATAATGGTTTTAAACAGCAAATAGATAATACCTTTATCTATAAAAAATATTCGAAAGGAATTTCTTTTTTTAATTTTTATTATTTAACTACTAATAAGTATACTGTTTACTTAGGTCATTTATTACTGGTGTGGAGAATGGTGTAAATCAGCAATTAATAAATCAAATGACTATGAAGATTATATTGCGAATAGCCTGACGCCTATTACTCAACCCCAAGACCCAGCCTTGATTAGCGGTGCGGAGGCAAAGCTTGCGTGGGCTAATGGAGTTGATATTCAAATCAAGAATGTAAATTGTGTCAACTGGTATGACTTAGATGAGAGCAAATACAATCTTGATATTTTTGATAATGTTCGTGTTGATTTCCGCCTCAAACCTCAAACCATCAAGCTTGAACTTGAGCTACCGAAGCCTTTTGAGCCAGAAGTTGGTCAAGAAGTTTGGTTTATTGATGACAATAGCAAATGTGGCTACTCGCGATCTGCTGAATATGGGAGTGACATTTACTCTTACTTTGGTTGGTGGCGCACCGAAGAAGAAATCAAGCAAGTCGTAGCGCAACTCAGAAAGATACGAGGTGCCTCATGATCATAGCCCTTTTATACATCTTGATGTTTAACCTCATCTTGGCGGTTCACTGGGGGATTATCTAATGAATATGTTAGCCCTTAAACCCGAGCTGCTATGCCCTTCTTTCCCTTACTTAGATATGTCTACTGACATTCAAGTCGAAGGTGAGACGGTCTATTTCGATCTAACTTACGGCTGCAATGTTCTTAACTGCCAGATCAAAGCCGAAACGACTTATGACACTCGTGAAGTAACTGATCAGTTCAGTGGTTGTGCACATGACCAAGAGTATGAAGTGCTTGTAGTAGACACAAGAACTCATGCTGTTGTGACTGATAAAGACGGCATTGAGTCACCAATTGGCTTACGTTTCAAGCTTACAGATGCACAAGTACATAGCTTAAACGAGCAGCTTAAATACTACGCCGAAGAATTGGCAGATGAAGAGCGGGAGTGGTGTGATCAAGTGCATGAGAAAAGAAAACTACTTGAAGCCATTGATGTGCTTATCCGTCGTCCTGCTTCAGCAACAGAGACAACACTTGCTGAGGCAATGGCCTACTTCAAGATGCTAATTGAGGAGTCTACACAAGGACAAATTGAAGTCCGGTATTCAGACACTACTCAGCAGTTGCCATTTTAAGAATTAGGAGAAGATTATGAATGCGCCAGTTTTGGTACATAACATGTCGAATGCAGCGTATCACGCTCATTCGGCTGTTAGTAGCTCTCAGCTTAAAACCATTCTGCGTTCTCCTGCCCACTTCTTTGCTGAGCATATGAGTGATAAGGAACACAAGCAGACTCCTGCAATGGCACTTGGTACTGCGGTTCATGTTCTATTCCTTGAACCAGAAGTTTTTAACGATGAAGTTGCAATCGAACCAATCGTTAATAAGCGAACAAATGTAGGTAAAGAAGCAATAGCAAAGTTCTTACAGGACAATGCAAGCAAGACAATCATTACCGAAGAACAGTATCAAGCAGCCGCTAAAGCTGCGGAAGCAATGAAACGCCACCCAATGTACAACATGATTTTATCGGGTGGTATTCGTGAAGCTTCAATCTTTTTTGATGATGAAGAAACAGGTCTTGAATGTCGTATTCGCCCTGATTGGCATGTAGCACCTGAAACAAGTGAATATTTCCCTAACGGGTTAATTGTAGACATCAAAAAGACAACGGATGCGCGTGCGAATGCATTTTCAAGAAGTTGCCAAAACTATGACTACTCACTTTCAGCGGCTATGTATATCAATGGATACAAGGCTTATTACGGTGATGAATACAACCCTTCTTTCCTATTTTTTGCAGTAGAAGAAGACGATCCGCATGAGTCAATCATCTATTACGCATCAGATGAAATGCTGTTTATTGGTGAGCAGAAACGCCGATCTGCAATGCTGACTCTACTTCAATGCAAAGAGTCAAATGAGTGGCAAGGCTACACAAAACAGATTCAACCAATTGATTTGCCTTTATGGGCTAAGAAAGAATTTCTAGGAGAATAACAATGAATATGCTTGCAACATTAAATCAAGGCATTGTTCCTCAAGCTGAAACAGCAGCAAACGTACTTGCAGCACAAGCAAAGGCTCAAGTTGAAGCGCGTTATATGATGGCTATGCATCGCCCTAGAAATTGGGATGCTGTGCGCCAAGACCTTTTAAAAGAATGCCGTCGCCCTTCATTTGCTGACAATACATCTACCTACTACAAAAAGCCCGTAGGTGGTCGATCTGTAACAGGTTTAGGAATACGTTTTGTTGAGGTCGCAATTCGCTGTATGACAAATATTCTTGTTGAAACAACAATGATATTTGAAGATGAACATAAGGAGATTCATCGCGTCTCAGTAACTGATCTTGAGTCAAATACAACATACCCACAAGACATAAAAATCAATAAAACAGTGGAACGCAAGGCAATTGCGGGTCGTGATGTTGTTAGTGAGCGCCTCAATAGTGAGGGTCAAAAAGTATATGAGGTTGTTGCCACTGAAGATGAAATGCTTAATAAGCGAAATGCGGCAATTTCAAAAGCTATTCGTAATGCTGGACTTCGTATCATTCCAGGTGATCTACAGGATGAAGCAGAGCATTTAATTCTGCAAACCCGTCAAAGTGGCATCAAAGAAGATCCAGAGAAGTACCGCAAACAAATTGTAGATTCATTCAACACCATTGGTGTTAAAGCTCAAAACCTTGTTGATTATATCGGCTGCCCTCTTGATCAGTGCTCACCTGCCCAAATTGACGAATTGCGCGCTGTCTTTGGTGCAATCAAAAACGGTGAAACTACATGGCAAACAGTTATTGCTGAGAAAAACGAGCAAGAGTTATCAGAAGGCAAAAAAGCTCCTTCAAATGACATCAATGCAGTAAATCAAGCAATTCAGCAACAAGGGTAAGGTGGCAGCATGAAACAAATCGAATTAAACACAATTAGCGGTACTTCTGACCAGATCGCAGAAGAGATTTTTAAGAAAATTATTGGGCCTATGGTTGATGAAATGAATAGCCAAGATAAAGACTCAGCAAAGGTTTTCACATTCTCAGTAATGTGGCTTGGTATGGCTCTATATGCTGCTCAATTTGAACCGCACAATGCCAAGAAAACAATTCAATTTAGTGTTGATCAGTTCATGCAAACGTTCGACAAATTCAGCAAAAGACCGAGCTAAGGAGCAGCAGCATGACAGATTTGAATAAGGGAAGAGAGCTAGAAGCTCAAATTGAAGTTTTCAAGAAAGAAACTATGGAGCTTTGGTTTGTGCCTGATTTAGCTGACACGTACAAAAATAAGGATCTATTCAGCTATTCAATTATGGATGGTGAAGTCTTCTTTATGCGTGAACAGGCACGCCAATTATGGAGTTTTTGGAATAAAGCCAAAGCTCAGGCGGTGCCAGAGAAAAAGATTTACTTAACCTGTGAGCAATTATATGCAGCAGCAAACTTTGGTGCACCAAACAAAGATCCAGAACTTTTAGAAACTGAATTAACAATTGCTTGGTTTGAGGAAGCTCATAGCGGCAGTGGTTACTACGTTTATATAAGTGAGTATCCAGAAGAAGGTGCAATGAAGCTGGAAAGCGAATCGGGAGCTGAGGGATGAGTGAATTTAACTTTGAGCAACTTTATCTAATGGCTCTCATGAATAGTAAAAAGCCAAAGTACGTTTTGAATTGGGTTCATGTATCCAGACATGGGCCAGGTGCGACAAAAGCTACAGAAATTTGTGAATATTTTGGGATAGATCCAGAAGGCACTGATTTTAGAAAAGCGGAAAGTAAGGAGGGGTGAAATGACAGCAATTGCGAATATAGGTAGTAACTTTGTTGTAGCGTTACCACCTTCGGACATCTGGCTTAATGACTCCCAAGCTGCTGAGTTCTTGGGATATGGAGATGTACATTTTAAGGCAGCAGTTTGCTGCCTACCAACCTTCCCTAAACCGCGCTATGTTATTAAGTGCGGTCAAGGAAGACGATGGAACTTGGCAGAGTTGTCAAACTGGTTGAACGAACAGTCAGATGATGAACCTAAAAGAGGACGACCACGTAAAATAGCCAAGTGATTTGACAATGAATCGAATTGAATGTAATTTAAATATGCACCCGCAAAATCGGGTGTTTGGATTGGTCTCCAAAAGTTTCTCAAGGTCGAAAGACCGCATTTAGCGGTTTTATTTTGCCTATAATTTTCTACACTCTGTGGAAAATGCCCTGTTATGGTGGGTTAGGCGGAAGTGCTTCGGCACGCTAGACCCTTGAGACTAGTAAGACCAATTCCGTTTAACCTGCCACCCTAATTGATTGGTCTCAATTTTGGTGGTGAAAATCCCTATCTCAAGGAGTATTCACCATGAATGCAATTTCTAATTTTACTTTTCATAATGATTATAATGTTCGCGTTCAGTTAATTGATGCTGAGCCGTGGTTTTGTCTTGCTGATGTCTGCTGTGTTTTATCAGTTGATCGTACTTCTCGTTTATTACGTGATTTGGATGAAAAGGGGTTGGCAGATTGCCACACCCCTACAAATGGTGGAAATCAAAAGATTAAATTTGTTAATGAGCCAAATCTTTATCGGATCATCTTTCGTTCAAATAAACCAGAAGCAAAACAATTCCAAGATTGGGTATTTAACGAAGTTTTGCCAACCATCCGCAAAACAGGCAAATACGAAGCACCAAAACCAATCGAAAAACGCAATTATATCAACAACAATGACATGTTAAACATCAAGCGTCTGATTTGGTGCTGTGCAGGTCACTTAGATCAGAAGCAATCAGTCAGCAGCGCAATTTGGTACTCGCTTCGCAATGTGACTGGCGTACCGAGCCCTGCTAAGTTTGAGGTTGAACATTTGCCATTGCTGGCACAAGAATTTAATCGCATTCTAAGCATCATTGAGCCATACCTAAAAGCACGTTACGCATGTGAGGAAGCATTAGTTAAGCGCTTACTTCGAGATCGTGAAGACGCTCAATCTTTACTGGCTAAGTTGCTTGATGAAATGAAGGCGGCTACACAGGATTTTGAAAAAGGATTACAGAAACATTTGCCAATGGTTTTTCAAGGCGAATGTTTAAATCTTGTTGAGCGTAAACCATGTGGTATTGATCATCACGAATTTAATCGTTGGGCTTAATCTTGGATATGCAACGGGGCTAATCTAGCCTCGTTGCAATTTCACTTGCAGTAGCATTGTAATAGACCATCAAGCTTCTTAAGTCTTTATGCCCAATCATACGGGCCAAGTCTAAAACTTCTAATTTCCTTGCAAGGCGTGTACAAGCCTCATGGCGTGTATCATGGAAATGCAAATCAGTGATTTGACATCTATCTCTTAATTTACGCCAAAGCGTATCAAAGCTTTGGGAATTACAAGTAAAGACCTGCTTTTTATCAAGACCTTTTAATAAAGTAAGCAACTCAACTGCACGCTTAGATAGTGGTACATTTCGTTTAGTACCATTCTTTGTTTCAGTTAAAACTAAATATCTATCTTTTAAATAAACACGATCCCAAGTCAACCCAACAATCTCACCAGCACGCATTGCTGTTTCAATTGCAAAGAGAAAGGCAATTATAATTTGCTGAGTTGAATTTACTGGTACATTGTTATCCCAATTTGCTGCAAGACATAATCTATCAATCTCATCCTGAGCAATTCGTCTATCTCGGTGCTTTGATGGTGGTGGTAAAGTCAAGTCGGCCATTGGAGACTCTTTAATCCACTTCCATTCTTTCCGGGCAACAGTAAATAAAGAAGCTAAAATATTTGCTTCACGCCGGACAGTAGCACCCTGCACTTCTTTTAATCGGGAGTCGCGCCATTGCACTAAATCGTCAGTTGTGACTTTGGCCAATTGCTTTTGACATAGCTTTTTATACTCACGCTTGAAGAAAGCCATTCGCTTGACTTCATTCTCATGAGTTTTCTTTTTAACACTCACTTCACTTAAGTAGCGTTCAATAGCTTCTAAAAAAGAGTGATCTGGTAATTTGCCATGCGATTGTTCGCGTAACTGAGTCTCGCGTTTAGATGCCCAAGCTCGTGCCTGTGCTTTTGTATCAAAGGTTGCACTTTCGCGAATTCCGTTTACACTTATCTCGGCTCGCCATGTATTGTTGCGTTGTCTAAATGAAGCCATAATTTTGTGGCGTAATCTTGGCGTAATTGTGATAACCGAAATAATAGGAAAAAATAAGAAATAATAGAAGTACAGATTATTGGCTCTACTTGCTTTGACCCATTCATCTAGCATCAATAACTTTTGCTGTTTCTTGGTCGATGCAACTGGATATGCACCGTCATGGGCAAATTTATGTTTTGCTCCTACAACCCATGCAAGCTTCATTCTTCGCACACCAAAATTAATGTAAGCGGCCACCGCAGTTTGTCGGGTGGCTACTTTTTTTAATGAACTACGGATTTCTTTTAAGCCGTCCATTGTCATTGGTGCTTGCCAAGATGAATGTCCTGTACGAATAGCATAGCTATCCAAAATCGCTCGAGTTTTCTTTAAAGCTCTTTTTTCACAAGCCGAGATGAGAATGACATGCATAATTTATTGTTAAAGTTTAAATATCATAAAAATATAATCTTTTGTTTTAAAAAGAGAAAGTTTTAATAAAAAGATATAATCTTAGAGCGACATCTTATGTCGTTTTAAAAGTATATTTTAGCTTATCTGTACTTAACAAATAGTTGCAGGTGGTTGCAGTCATTTCTGTATAATCTTTTTTGTTCACTACTGTATAAGTAGTTGAGAAATTAATTCTTAGAGTCCAATTCTTAGAATGATTATTTGCCATCGTTTAGATGTTGGGAATACCTGACGCAAATGGCAACATAAACTGCCGCTTGCCCTGTGAGGCGTTATATGGGAATGGCCGATGATCCCAACTAAATTTAAAAACAAGATTTGCCATTATGCTGTTACCCCATCAATCACTTGGAAAATCAAAGTATCTGTATGCTGGGTAACTCCATTCACGACAGCCTTAATATCCATCTGGCACAGACCTAAAGGCCAAGCAGCTGTGCTTGCTCCAGATTTCACATTAAGCCAACCCTTTTGTGTGCTCTGGCTTAATGCTGCACAAGTCAATGTAGCTACCACTGCTCCATCCGCCAACGATTTAACTTGCGATGTGAATGTGTAGCCTGTTAGATCAATTGCACGGCGCACGTCATCCGGTGGATATTGCAGGGCTTCATCCATATCAACCAGCTGCAAGTTCAAGTTGAAAGTGTCACCACGCTTAAAAACAAAATTGCTCATAAGTGATTCCTATAGACATAAAAAAACCACCGATGAGGTGGTACATAAATTATTTAGGCATAAAAAACCGCCTTTCGGCGGTTTAGCTTTATATGGTTGGTATCAGTTAATTCAGGTGTTTTTGTTGCAATTCTAAGAACTCTTTTTCATTAAGTTTCTTTCCACATTTCGAACACAACCAAACAGGCGGCCCACCCAAACTTTCAATCTTTAAGTACTCAACTTCATCATGACTACATTTGCCATCTTCCATAACATCAATAGAAACGCTATGACCTTCAGTAGTTTCAAATATTCTTGTGATCATTGGATTTCCTTTTTCTTTGACATTAAAAAGCCCTCGAATTGAGGGCGTTGGATTTGGGGAAGATTTATTCATTTAACTCTTGACCATGAATGCCATTTAGCAACTTTTGCAGACTTTCATGATGAAGAACAATATGCTTGTGATCTGGGTTAATTCGGCTAATATCAATGGTTAGCAATATTGCCTCCTTGATACTTTCTACAGGCTCTATGCTAGTAAAAATATAAGTTTCATCATTAATAACTACATCTGCATAACCATCTTCATCTGTACTTGGGCGACATTCAGCAACAATGTATTGGATATTCATGAGTTATCCTCATCTTTAATTTTTAGATCAAGACTTGGTTGTGCCTCATTGATTAGATCATCCAATTCAGATTGTGGCAAAGAAAACCACTCACCTACTTCTCTAAATTCCGCGTATTTGATGTGCAGTTGCTTCTCAATATCTTTAGGGAAGGTTGCAATAATCTTTAAACTTCTTCCACTTATATTTGTGATTGCAGAAAGTCTGGCTTGGACATTTTTTGATTTTCCGATTTTCACAATTCCAGCATCCACATCTTGCATAACGTACGTATTCATCATGCAAGCATCCTGCTTCTTGCCTTGCGCACTCAATGACTTTAAGAAATTAAAGAAGAATTCCCCCTCGTGCTTTTCAATATCCCCAATCATTGATGTCATTTCAAGCAATGAGCACTTCACATCTTTTAGTTGCTCTTTCATCTGCTCTATCACTTGATAAGCTTGCTCTGGTGTTTCAATCTTTACAATCGCATTCATTGTTATGCTCCGACTACCCATTTAAGAAAAGACACTGGCAAGAAGATGCAATGAGTAGTCGAATGACCATCTTCCTTTCGAACCGTCGCTCTAGCCAGTGTTCGCCTGAATTTCAGGCATAAAAAAACCTGCCACTAAGGACAGGTTCGTTTAAAAGTTAAATTCGTTAATTGACGCGATAATTTATTGAAATGTTGTACTGAATGAAATCCCCATTACTGCCGAGGTTCTGCACTTGACCTTGTAAGACTTCTAACTGTCCGCTCGTAAAGTATTCAAAATGAGCTAACCAAGCATCAGCGAGCTTTGTTATATCAGCCTCATTAGTTTGAGGTCTTGCAAGGCAATTAATTGAAATAACCCCTGTTCTTCTGGTGCAAGGAGTATCACCTACACCAGCAATGATAGAACTGCCCCATAGAATATTTAAGTCACACCAAAGTCCATCTACAGGAATACTAATCAATGGGCCATTAGGGTATTGAATACGATTTTGCTCAATTCCAGTAAATGCCATTGCTCTAGTGATAATGGCTTGTCGTGCTTGATCTAAAGTCATTGCCATTTTAACCACCGTATTTCTGAGCAATATAGTTAAAGGTTAAACCGTAAACACCTTGTGGCGCTTGTCTTGAATAGCCACCTGTTGTCTTTGGTGTTTCAGGCTTGTCTGTAAAGTCGCCATACTCGATCTTAGTTGCATAAGGCGCATTCGTTTGAATGTAGACAACTGAATAAGGAACTAGGCGAGATAAGGCGCTTGTGCCTTTACTAACGGTTGAGCCACCACCTTTATCTTTCTCAGCTTCATTAAATGATTGGTCGGTCTGGTTAATACTGACTCTGTGGGATGCTCTAAAAGCTCCAGTATCGACTGGGCTTTGAAGAACTACACCTTGCAATGCATCAATGACAATATCTTTCTGTTTTTTAGTAAGGTCGGCTTCAACGGTCTGGATAAATTCACTTGGTTTTGTTTGCCATCCCATCAAAAGTTACCTCAACTTTGCCAAACAGTATTTCAAATACTGGTTCATTCCCTACTGTAACAGCTCGACCGTCAATGGTTGTCTTATGTCGAATAAGATAGCCCTTGTTAGTATCAGCAAAGATCACATACTTGCATTCTTCTCCATCTAACAGCACCTTCTTTGGGCCATTAGTGGATTTGCGAACCTCAGCGTGATAAACGCCCTCTTGGTTTACAGCCTGACTTATTAAGTTCCCATCATCTAAGTTAATCATTAGACTTTCCTCAATTGTGCAACCCATGTCGCATCTGCCGCATCTTTTCCATAACTCACAACTCGATAATTGCCACCTTCAATCACCCAAATATCATTAACATCTGGCTTAACTAAAGTTCCTGCTGAATCCTTCACTTCATTTTGCAGTAGCACGGCTTTAGAGTCTGTTGCTCGGTAATCTATAGGCTTGACCAAATCTTTTGCCCAGCTTCCAAATAAGACACCACGACCGCTATATACATATTCTGTGTAAGTATCCTCACCAGTAGCAGGATTGGAGCTGACTAATTGTTTGCGGGTACAAGTGAAAGTATCTACTGCATCCGCAAGCTTTGTACTAAAAGCCTTTCCTAATTTAGATTGAATTTTAGCTCTCATAATTAGATCTTCACTAATAGAATTACATTACCGAATCCTTTATCTAGCCATGGTTTTAAAATGGATAAGGCTAGGTTTTCACTCGCTGTATATGTTTTATGAGTAGCTGAATATGTGTTAGAAACGCTTGTTCCCGATTGTGCTGATACTGTCTCGCTCAACACACCAGTTTCAACTTCTGTATAAAGGTTTCCATTCACAGTATCAGGTATCAGCTCTACTGCTGCCAATAGAATTGCATCTTTTAAGGGCTGATTATCTGTTGTATCTGGTAACTTAAGATTTGTTAGCCAAACATTGGTAATCATTACCGCGCGAGCTTTTGCACTATCGCTGCCTGCCCAATCGTTACCAAGTTTTGCATCGATATCTGCCACGGTAATGTATTCAATCATGACTTATTCCTGATCTTTTGATTGCTTGTTGTTTTTAGCAGGCGCTTTTGGACCGCTTGCCTGTGCATCGCCAGTATTTTCTGTTGATGGATTCTGATTTTCATTTGTTGCGCCAACTGGAGTGTCATCGCCTTGCAACTCTGCAATTCGTGCTTTCATAGCTGGCACATCATTTTTGAAAGCCATTAATTCTTCTTTTGCAGTCAAAAGCTGTTCTTCTGAGATAACCAGTTTGTTAGCCAATTCATCAAATTGCTCTACAGGGACAAGCGCATCATTAGTAACTTCACTCTCATCAATTGGTAGTGATTCACCTTCAATCAACTCATGTTCCGATGGATTGAATTGATCTACAGAGATAATTACGAACTCGCCTTGTGATTCATGGCTTGGTTTAATTTTTACTGTCTTAGACATTTTATTCTCCAAAAAGAATGGGGCCGAAGCCCCAAGTCATTAACCAAGCAAGATGATTGAATGCTCTGGTTTAACCATTGCACAACCCCAAGCAAGCGATACTTCGTATTGCACTTGGCGGTATTGGCGGTAAATGGCGATTTCAAAAGATAACCCACTAACAGGATCAGTTACGATCATACGGTCATCTGCAGAGTCACCACCTTCTGGAAGTGCAGGAATACGAGTCGCTAAGGCAATTGCAGATCGAGCAAACGCCAAGTTGCGAGTTGAAGTGGGCGCTACAGTAATTGCAGTTGCAGCTGCTGGAATTGCTTTACGCAAGCCCGGCTTTGCAAGTGTGATAGTTCCACCATTAGAAACATCAGTATCACCACCAACAACTACATATTGATTAGTGTCACCAGCGAAGGTAATCACATCACCTGCAACGATTGTTCCAGTACCAGCACTTGCAAGTGTGATTGAAGTTGCTCCAATTGCATAACCAGCGGCATTAGTTGTTGCACTAGCACCAGTTCCAGATGCAGGAGTTACCACCTGTGCAGATTCACGGATAGCAAAACCATGCACATCTAAAAGCACACCACGACGTAACAACGAATCGTCATTAGCTTCATTTGCTTTGGTTAATTGCGTAAGAGTTCGCATGTTAGCACCCGCAGTAGTATCAATTACTAACTGCAAATCACCTTTTGGTGCACCGTTATCTTGAAGAGCTTTAAGTGCTAGAGCACTGTCCTTCAAGTTGGTTGCAAAAGGCGTAGTGCCTGCTGTACCGACTGCTCGAGAAGCGCCAATTGCTAAACCTGCAACATCCGCTTCAACTTCATTTGCCAATGTACGCATAGCTTGAGCGAATTGATCGCGAAGAATTGTGTTGTAAGATGCCCCGTTATTATCAAGTGCAAGCTTTTCTTCACCATTCCAGCGAACTGGAACTCGACGAGCTTTAGTAATGGTCATATCAACCTTACCAATGTTTTGATCGCCATCATTAGGAGGTGTTACACCAGGATTAATATCTGTTGCAGTTGCCGCAGGTGCCACCGGTGAAGTTACAGTTTGTCCTTTAGCAGCGCGGTTATATGTCATGTCAGATGAAACTGCTGGAATAAAACCAGTTAATTCACGAGAAACAACATCAAGCGCATTAAAAATAGTGACCGTAAGGCCAGTTAAAGTGTTAGCCATTTATTAGCTCCATTAATCAATTACATTGCCGCCTTTGCGGATATAGTTAGCTTTTTCTGTAGGGGTCATTGCATCGAACTCACTACGTTTAATTGTGTTTTTGCTGCCTGAATTGTTCCCGCCTTGACCACCTGCACCATTAGGTTTTGGAAAGAAGTAAGGTTTTGATTCACGAATATCTTCAATCCACTCTTTAGGAGTAAGTGGGGTTTTGCCATCTTTACCAATAATTACGTCACCATTTGCATCGATCGCTACAGCATTGCCGTTTTCATCCAAGGAAAACTTAGATAAAGCGAGTGCTGTAATGTCGTCTGTCGCTTCTGGTAGTCCTTGTGCAGCACTAAATGCTTGTGCAATTTGACCTTTGACTACAGATTGCTTAAATTTATTTGCATATGCTTCCGCTTTGTCAGCTCTCGCCTTTTCCGCATCAAATAACTTTTGATGTTCGGCTTTCAATCGCTCAGTACGTTTTCCGAATACTTCGTCAATCTTGCCCTCAGCAAGCAATTTCGTTTCTTCGTCTTGTCCAGCTTTTTGAAGCAAGCCTTTAACTGCATCAATGTCCAGACCTTCAAATTGGCTTTTAAAATTGGTCAACTCATCAGATAAGGATCTATTCTTACCAAGAAGCTCATTGTTTTTAGCTTTAAGTCCAGAAACATGTTGTTCAACGTATTGGTCTAACTGTGCTTTGATTGCAGGATCTTCAAAATTAATGGTTGTTGAGCCTTGCCCACCAGAACCACCCTCACCCCCATCTGCACCAGCTTGATTTTGTAAAGACATTAATTGGCGTTTTAAAAATTCAGACATCTAAAATCTCCTAGAGATACCGCCTTGCGGATTTAATTGTTTGAGCCTTTGGCTTTGCTTCAGGCAATAAAAAAGCAGCCGAAGCTGCTAAGGTTTGAATTAAGTTGTTTTACATATTTCTATAAATAACTGGCTTTAATGCTTGAGATGCAATCCAAATATCGTTACGACATACAGGGCAATTCAACACATAGATAGTTTCGTTTCTATCGCTCATGACTCGCAACTCATTCTTTTAAAATTCGATAACTGAATAACACTTGCCACATGAGTCTCTATAGGTCTGCAACTCGGGCAGCACACCTCGACTAATTACTTTCATAATCCCAACCTCTTAAACATTTCTTCATCAAGCTTTTTGAGTTCAGCAAGTGTGAATGGCTGACCTGTAAGCGGATCAATAAACTTATCCAGAGAATATTTGCCCTCTTTGAATAGTTTGTATCTTGTCGGCCCAAGCCAAGACTTTTGAAAAGCTGCATCTTGTTTATCAAACCAACCTTTGAAAGTTGTATTTGAATCCACAACGCCTATTTCACCCTCACCATTCACTTTATTGTTGAATGGCCGCATACCAATGGTTTTTCCTGAGTCATCAGAAACGGGAATCAGGATTGATCTACAGTTTGGGTGAAGTGGCGGCACTGGATGAGGCTCATCCTTCTTGTAAACCCTGTCTGAATAACCCATACAGATTTTAGAAGTACGGCTATCCAGTGTTGCAATGAACTTTACGTACTTAACACCAATGGACTGATATGTTTCATTCAAAGCCACATTGGACACATGACTTCGAGCAGTGCGAACCATGGTAGAAATCTGGTTTCTGCTCTGATCAAGCAAACCGTCTTGATAGTTAAGTGCTTTCTTGCCTTTAATTCGCTGAACAATCTGCTGATTAGTCTGGCCTTTAGATAAACCATCTCGAATAGTTTGCTCAACTCTCACACGAGTCTCATCAGCAATTCGCGCAAAAATAGAATCAAGCAGTACACCACCACTTAAAGGTGTTTTCTTTGCCTTGTTGAATAGCGTCTTTCCGTTTGGCTCTATTTTGCGATTAGTGAGAGTTTTAGCCTGATATGTAGCTTCATATACTGCTAAGGTTGTAGCGCTTACTGTGAAGCTCTCAAGCAACCCTGATGCAACACTTGCCTGCCAAGTCTGAACTAATGTCCTAACTTCTTTCAAAGCAGGCGTTGTGTATTGTCCTGACATTAATGCTGTCTTTTCAGCATCGCTCAAGTCATCCAACAAGTCTCTTAACTTCGAGATCATCTCATTCGAGAGAGAATCGAATTGCGTTAAGAGATTATTGATTTCAGTTGAAGACAGTCGGTAAAGATAAGCTTGATGTGATACTAGAGCATCAAGTAGCGCCTGTTGTGACATCTGAGTTGCCATTAGTCACCCCTGCAACATATCCAGTCATTGGACTGTTAGTCATTTCGGTTTCAATGCGCTCTAACTCTTGGGAATATTCAATATCCGGGATTTTTCCTGTTCGAATATAATCCCAATAGGTTTCCATTGAGATTTTATTCCCCAATACAGCCTCATAGAGCTGTTTAGCAAGATTTACATCAAAACCTAATGAGCCAAAGTCAGGCTTAACATTAAAACGGTAATCTTTATCACTAAGCCCTAACCACAATGCGCCATACTTAATGACCTGCTCAATTGCTTCAGCAGCAGTAATAACCATTCCATACAATGTCGAATACTGGTCATCTTGACGAGCTTTGCGTGCTTCGCCTGATTCAGCACCACCAATGTCCATTACACGAGCACCAGCTTCTAAAGCTGCATTCTTTTGGTCACGCATTGCAGTGCGTTTAGCTTCTATTCCTACACCTTGAATTTCGAGATATCCGCATTGCCCACCTTGTGGTAATTGCCATGCAGCCATTGGACCCGTCACACGCAAAGGCTTATCTTCATCAACACCTGAAACCCAAGGTTGAGGATGACTAGTTAAATGCAA